CATGTTGAACATACTGTTACTCTACTCCCATACCCCGTGTATGTCAAGCTAGTTACGTAGATATAAGCTGATAGTTTCCTGAGAATTTGCCCGGCACAAAGCAAGGGATGTGTCAAGTCCCTTACTATGTACTACTTGTGCTTATCTGCACATACTAGGCAGTACCTGTACAGTGTGATTGTTTCACTGTAGAAGCTACGCACAGGGGAGGCGATATCCTCAAACCTACCGCAGTTAGTGCATACGATGTGGATATGCATGATCACATCTCCAACAGTGCATCCCATGCCGCATAGGGCATGTTGTAGAAGGGCAGTCCATTGACAGTAGGACGCAAGTACCATGCATGTACATCAATGGGGGATGCTGTGCACATACCATTGGTGTAGAAGGACACACGCGCATCCGTGTCAGGAGCAGTACGCCACAGACGCACCCTGTACAGCACATCCTCTACCATGAGTGCATAGTCTGCCGCAACCATCATCCTCTGGTCGCCTGCCTTGACATCGATACGCTGCATGATCTTCCCTAACTGCTTGACTAGTCTTAGTCTATGCCCTAGGTGTGCACATGTCAAGCCCTACAGGGCACGTACATGCTGAGATTTTCCTGAGATTTTTGGAGGGCACGTACATGATGTTTCTACAGCGATACATGAATGATATATGTATACATGTACTAACATACTATACAATGCACTAATCCCAATCGCACTAGTCACTAAACCTTTGTGCTTTTCTAGACACACGTACCCAATGTTTTAAGGTAGCTGTTGCCATGGCATATGCACAGTGGAGACGTACTATATGCTTTGCATTGGAGTTACAGAAAAGCGTACCGTACTTCTAATAGCGATATTCCATTTTTGTCAAATATGAATTGAACGCAACGAGCGCGTAGCGCTACAATTCGGGCAGCAACGCCAACAAGCTATTCAGCGGTGACAACATCCTTGATGAGCGACAAGTTCTTTTGAATGGCACCAGCCAATGCTTTGATGCTAGCCGCAGGCGCAGCATTGATGCTTGCATCGGGGGTATCGATAAGCGCTTGCAATGCAGCGATATTTGTTCCAAGTCCTGCCAGTGCTGTCTTTACCTTGGCCCTAGAACTCTCAGCAGCATTACGGGCAGCTTGTTCAACAAGTCGTTGGTTCATAGCTGTAACTTCATCGTTGGTATAGGGACGGGTTGATCCATCTCTATATACTACCTGCTTGGTTTGGTCATCACGGTACCAACTTGTACCGGCCTCGTCCAAGACGATCATGGTTTCGGGGTTTTCAGTCATGCATTCATTCTATCACTTGAAGCTGGAAATGAATTCTGGACAGTAGATTCCTACGCCTACCCCAACTGCAATGATGACTACCGGTCGGCTTTCGGTAGTTGTGTTCTTGAGGATGATCATGGCAACTTGGTCAGCAGACACACCAGACTTCAAAGCTGCACAGGTCTGCCTACCAACTTCTCTAGCAGACTGTACTTGGGCAACAGACGGAGTACCACCAATCTTGACTTCATACTGGCCTACAAATGCTTGATCAAACCTAGAGTCATCATCCATAGGCATAGCTGTTATAGTTACGGTAGGATTGGCTACCGGCGCGGATTGCGTTGGAGTGCAGCCGACTAGCAATAGGCCAGCGATTAGTGCTACAACAAACTTCTTCATCATTTCCTCTTGGTTTTGGGAATTGCAGTCTTGCGCTTCCCATGGTTGAATCTGGCACATGCACAGTCCCAGTTTTTCTGGGAGTCCAAGAGTGGAATGCACCTATCGTGTTGATGGGTATAGCAGGGTCCACACTTGGACGTTCCTAGAGTCATTATGCGTCAATATATACGCGGTCAGAATCATAGAAGCACATTGCCCTACCATCCTGTAGTACGAAGAAGTACCCATTCTTTAGGCACTCGGTAGGACCGTCATGCGTGAGCGTTCCCTTGAAGAGAACAGCATCGATTTCCTGAAATTCATCGGTAAATACGATGATTGGACAGCCGATTACGGTGTCATCTAGTGCGTCTGGGTGGAATACGATCATGTTAGCTCGATTTCGTCGTCATGGAATAGTGGAATGGTCGCTCCGTCATCTTCATCCAGAAGCACTAGCTTGCCAACATGCATTGGGTCCAGTGCGAGGGTGCCATAGAAGCATTCATCTGTCTTGTCGTTGGTAAGTCTAACACGACTGCCAACATTTGTCAACAGTAGTTCGCTGAGACCGGTCACAGGCGGTACTCCATCCATGCATCGTAGGTGATTGGGAAGTGCTGTTGCACCATTGGCTTCATGCTATTTGCGTATGCCCTGATTTCAGACTGAGCGTGTCCATCAAGCCTTAGGCTAAAGAAATTCATCAGTGCATTGAGGCTTGCGGTCCAGCGCCAACGAACGTATAGTCCATAAGCAGGAAGGAAGAGACGAGCCTGCTCGGGAGCAATACCAGCTTCCATGGCTTCTTCATAGTCCATGACAGCTTTCTCCTGAGCCTTGATAAGACGCTGACGATAGATTGCATTGGTATCGTCGTCTACCGCGTCTCCTGCACCTTGCTTCTTGTTTTCGGGGGCAGCCAAGAAGTGATCAGGTACATAGAACATTTCATTCTCAGTAAGGTATCTACGAGAAGACTCATTCCATCCTTCTTGATCATCCAGATGGGTAGATGCGACGGTATGCTTCCACCATTGTCTAGCTACCATGAGAGGAGCATAGATTTCAAAGGTCATGACATTGTGCCTCAGGCACGAGTCATGCTTGTTCTTCACCAAGAATGTTACGAGTTTCTTATCTGTATCTTCAAAGACAAGCTTTTCCTTGTCGAAGCTTACTCTGGCTGTGTTAGCAACTGTAAGATCACTACCCATGTGATCTACAAGCCTTACATAACCCTTGTCTAGAACGTTAACGAACCTAATGTCTGTCATGTATCTTCTCTCTTTGTTCTGTAGTCTTTCTGCCTTTGCTGATCATATCTGATACATTGTCTTGGTTAGTTCCTAGCCAAAGGTGAGCAGGATTGCAGCAGGGTGGGTTGTCACATGTATGACAAACCATCATTCCTTTAGGGATTGGCCCAATATATGATTCGTATGATACCCGGTGGACTCTTTTACAGCTACCGTTGGAGTTCACACAGATGATTCCGTAGCCCTTGTCGTGTCTTGAGAGCTTCCACTCCCAGCACTCACCAACGACTACCACGTTCTCTTCTATCTTAGTCTTCAACTCCTCTGTTGTCAACTTACGGAAGTTGTTCTCTTTCCAAAAGATGTTGTAATGGCTTCGGCAGAAGCCTCTGCCATAGTGCTTCTCTTTACAACCATCCTTCTTACAGGTTTTCATTGTTTGTCTTTTCTTTGTTATTTATGATGTTCCCCCCTCTTACTCCCCCACAGCTAGATGGTATAATCAAACCATGGAAATAACTGAACTAGAACGCGCCCAAATCATCATCGATGTTTTGAAGACTCGACTCTTCCAGAAGGAAGAGGAACTACTGAGTGAACAAGTTGCTCATCAGCTAACGAAGCTATCGTACCAGAAGCGTGAGGCTGTGTCAACACCAGAGCCTGAGCCTACCCAAGCCAAGCTTCCCGAAGGAGTCTAAGTGGGAAACGCTAGTTACTGGGATGGTACCAACTGGGTCACAGAGCCTGTTGACTCACCTTGGGACTCCAACGCTGTAGTGTTCGTTCAACCTTCTGCTCCAACAGGAGCGAAGCAGGGTGACCTCTTCATCGACTCAGTAACGAGCTACCCGCAGTATAACACAGGATCGGCATGGTCGAACCTCAAGCTTCCTCAGACTGGGGTTGCCAACCTGTCTACGGACTTGGCAGCGATCAACTCAGCGGTAGCTCTTAAGGCACCTATAGCTTCACCTACCTTCACGGGAACCGTGGGCGGTATCACGAAGTCAATGGTGGGTCTTGCGAACGTCGATAACACTACTGATCTTAATAAGCCTGTATCTACAGCACAGCAGACAGCCCTTGACCTCAAGATCAAGTACGGAGATGTTCTACAAAATACCAACCCGTTCGGTGGTAAGAAGCTCTACATCAACAACATCAACAATGCTGCATTCAGGGCACAGGACAGATGGACGGTAACCGGAGGATTCTATAGCTCCGCAGACGACTCCCTTGTGACAAATAAGACTGGTGCACTCCAAAATGCTTTCGATGGTGACTACGAATCCCAGATAGTTATTCCTCTGGGGCAATACCTCAAGTTCAACATCAACAACCCTTCGTACTTCTACGGATATCCATATGGATACTTCTACAACTCTTTCTATTACACAGGAATCCCACAATCCGTATCAATGCGCGTCTATTGCAACTATGTCCCACAGACTGTTGGCTGGAAAGCACTTACTACCGATACAATTTCAAACGGTGCATCGTCATGGGTAAGTAGGTCACGAAATGACTTCTATCAGCTATCTGATATTGAGGTAACCATTGTTTCCCCAGCAGCAGGTAACCCAACTTCGCTTACCCAGTTTGAGTGGCAGCTTGACAGGCCAATGTCGGGCAACGACATGCCCATCCTTGATAAGTACAAGGCAAATACACTATATAACAGCCTTAACTTGACAGCCGGTAACCAATACAAGATCAACAACGTAGCTCTTGCAAAGGGTGACGTTGGACTTGGAAATGTCGATAATACAACAGACCTGTTGAAGCCAGTATCAACTGCCACACAAACAGCACTGAACCTTAAGGCCAATCTAGCAAGTCCAACATTCACAGGTACAGTGGGTGGTATTGACAAGACAATGGTAGGACTATCCGCTGTTGACAATACGTCCGACGTAAATAAGCCTGTTTCTACCGCCCAAGCTACGGCTATTGGTCTCAAGGCAGATAAGGCAAGTCCAACATTTACAGGAACCATCACAGCAGCCGCAGCCAACTTTACTGGTGCTGTTACCGGTATAGATAAGTCGGAGGTTGGTCTTTCTAACGTTGACAATACAACAGACCTCTTGAAGCCACTATCCACAGCCGCAACTAATGCATTAAATCTTAAGGCTAACACTGCGTCACCAACTTTTACGGGTACCGTTGGTGGAATTGACAAGACCATGGTTGGATTGGGAAACGTAGATAATACGTCAGATGCTAATAAGCCCGTATCTACGTCACAACAAAATGCCTTGAACCTCAAGGCCAACCTAGCTTCCCCAGCATTCACGGGTACACCAACCGGAATCATTCGTGTTGAAAGCTCTGATGGTGATCGTAACGCTGCAACAAAGCTACCAACGACAACACCCAAGGGTGTCAGGTTTGATTTTGTAAGTTCATCATCAGCGGGTACCGGAGGAACATATGCTGGCTTGATGACATACGGTGTCTGGGATGGAACAACTGTCTCTACCGGAGATGCTTCATACCAGCTTGCATTTGGTAGCACGGCAACTAATGGTGGAGGTATTCCACAACTGAATATTCGTAAGGGTATTGACAGTACATGGAACTCTTGGTATACAATCCTGCATACGGGTAGTGACGTTATTTCTGGAACTATCGCAGGAAACAACTACTATGAGAAGTATGCAAATGGTCAGTTGATTTGTAGGGGTATGTACGTGTTCCCAACGGGCGACCAGTCATATACGTGGACATACCCAGTAGCATTTGTTGGTCAGCTTCCCCAGATTATCACTAACCACGGAACGACAGCACCAGAATCACTGTCGTCTTCACACTCAAGTGATGCGCTTACCAGCGTCATCATCGAGCACTATCGTTCATCGGCAGGATCAACAACAATGTACTTTGCAGCCATGGGAAGATGGAGATAATCCGCTGCTATACTGTTTGTATATGGAAGGAACTATATGACAGCCATTCAGACGAATGCCGCAACAATCAAGAAGGTCAAGGCCCAGCTTAGTGCTTGGGGATGGCCCTCTGACTTAATCGCGGGATACGAAACACGCCAGAATCATCAAGCTCCCCTACTTTGGGAGGGTGTAACTGTTCACCACACAGGCAGCAATGCAACGGCAACAAGTTACATGCTCAACCCAAGGGACAGGGCAAGCCTTGTAATTCTTTGCAACGCTCACATTACTCGTGACCACAAGATCAAGTTCCTCGCAGCCGGTGGAGCAAGTCACGCAGGAAATGTCTACAAGCCAACCTTTGACACAACAGTTGCAGGTAAGGCACCACTAACTAGTGAACTAAGGCCGGGAGCAGATGGAACATTCTCTGCAAACCGTCCAACATTCGGTATTGAGGTAGATGGTGGTGGAGGAAACGAATGGGACGCATGGATGCTCGGAGCAGTTGTTGCAACATGCGCAGCATTCCATGTTGTCAATGGTTGGAAGGAAGCTTCCCCAAGGGTTACAACTCACAAGGAACTAACCAAGCGCAAGCCCGGCGATCCCGCAATCAACGCGGGTAAGCTTCGCACATTGGTCAAGGAATTCATTGCAAAACCATACGGACCAAACGGTCCAGTCGTTGTGACTCCTCCACCTGTCGTAGTTCCACCGGTAGTCATTACGTTGGGTTCTCGTGTGCTATCCAAGAATGGAATTGATAGTGGTCCAGACGTGACTGAGCTAATTGCCGTTCTAATCAAGAAGGGTTATAAGCTAGTGAACGATGGATCATTTGGCCCAGCCGTGGATGCAGCAGTCAAGGATTTCCAATCCAAGAATGGTCTCACGGTTGATGGAATTGTTGGAGCAAGCACGGTAGAAAAGCTAACCGCTGTAGTCGTCACTCCTCCACCCGTAGTTACACCACCACCAGTAGTTGTTCCACCAGTTACAGTTAAGTCTGGTGTTCGATTCATGCAGTTCAATATTGAGGATGAAAGGTTTGGTAGGAAGTTCAGCGGAAGGCTTAAGGCTATCGTTGCTTCTATCAAAGCTGGTAACCCTCACGTAGTTACATTGAATGAGGCACCAGCAGAAGCACGCGACAGGATTCGCGCAGCGCTACCCGGTGGAACATCAAGGTGGCTTGTCTTTACAAATAGGGCAACGGCAATCCTTTGGGATTCTACGGTTTTGGACCACTGCCCAATTGCAGACGTAAAGTGCCCAACTTGGGGAACTTACCACGGAGCAGTTATTGCTTGGTTCACAATCAAGGCAACCAAGGTAAAGATCACGGTAGCCGCATACCACGTACAGCCAGACAGTGTTTCTTCTCAGACTTCCCAGAAGAAGGCAATTCTACAGGTGATGGCAGCGGCACGTAAGATGGGCAACGTTAGATTCATGGGTGGTGACGGAGCAAACTCCGACTCATGGTTCCCAGAATGGAACAATGCTAGAATAGTAGCGAAGACTTCCAAGACAAGGAACACACCAACATACGGAAAGACAGCATTCCCAGACAGGGTTCATGTTGACACAAAGAACCCAAAGAGTGTTGTCGTAGATTCATACGATGTGGTCAGCGGAACAGGTTCTGATCACAAGCCAGTCATTGTAGTGATGACGATTAGTTAATAGGAGAAATAATGGACGTAGTAGTAACCCTCGCCTCGGTACCCGCTATCTTGGCACTAGTAAACTTGGCAAAGAGCCTAGGACTTGCAGGCAAGTTCTCAGCCCTCGTTGCACTTGTTCTAGGTATCGCATTTAGTCTCACCGACTATCTGTTCACAGCAGCACAACAGACTAGCCCCGGAATGTACCTCGCAGTAATGGGTGGAGCAATCCTTGGTCTTTCTGCTTCTGGTATCTATGACGTAGCAGCAAAGGTAAGCCCACCAGCAGCCGAAGTTGCTTATGTCTCAGACGACGTACTTGTCGATGAGCCAGCACCAGAAGTTGTAGCAGGAACCGAATAATCTAATGCAATTGGGGGCGGCAGCAATGCCGTCCCCTTTTGTGCACCATGATACAATCTACATATGACAGATGACTGGGGAACGAAGCATAACGGGTGTAGAGTTGGTTTGGGATTTTCGTCTACCGTTGAGCTTAGTTCAGACGGTAGCCAAGGTAGAATCCATGATTTCGACTGCAAATTTTCTTCTGATGATCCTATCTACGACACATCAAACACTTTGACGCTATCCGGTAACGCAATCACCGACGGTACGTATTCAAACGAGGTAAACAAGTCAAGCTCATGGTCTGGAACAATGACCATGCGTACACAGTCTGGACAGTGGAACGACTTATCTTATGGGGCAACGACGACCCATGATGCGAATATCAGCCTTTCCGGTATCTCATATGCCGGGGCAACACTAACATCCGGTCACACATTCACTTATCCTGCAAGAGCATACGATTTGCCATATGCCGGTTCTGCACCGTGGATTTCATCGGCAACATCTAGTTCCGTGACAATGTATTGGGCATTCCCATCAGCAACCGATACCAATGACTTTGGGCCGGTAACATCTGCAATGCTTCAATGCTCCACCGATAAGGTGAACTGGTGGAATGTAGTTTCATTGTCTCAAGGACACAATGCAGACACATGGTACACACATACCGGACTTTCTACGGGAACACAATATTACTATCGAACACTTGGATACAATTCAAGTGGATATGGAGCAGCTTCCGCAGCATCTGAGGGAGTATGGACCGCGCCCGCAGGACCAACGGTAGGAACAGTCACAAGGTCAGCAGACGACTACATCACAATTCCTTGGACAAATAACGGAACGGGTAGAGGAAGCATTAGCTACAATACCGTTTACTATAGGGTTGATGGCGGCGCATGGTCAGCGGGATTCCCTGTTTCTTCAACTGCTACCTCCTATGTGTTTACTGGTGGAGTCGCAGATCACAGATATGAATTCACGGTTAACGCATTCAATGCCGGTGGTGCAGGATATGGTGCTCTCTCCAATACAGTCTACAACTCTGTGACAGCACCCACTTCCGCAGCTTTTGGAGCAGCAACAGTTACTACTAACCATGCTTCGGGAGTTATCAATGGCATTAGTCAGACCTCCCAAGCAACAGTTTCTTGGAGCCATGCAAATCCAGCGTATGTTCAGGCATATGAAGTATGGATTGATGGGGGCAAGTATGGAGCAGACACAGCAGCAACATCAATGTTGGTTCAAGGACTTAATGCTGGTCAAACATATACCGCTGTAATCAAGGCTAAGCATACAACTGGAACGGCATATACTTCGGGTAACTCCAACAACGCATATGTTACAGGAAATACTCTCCTCACAGCACCAACAGGAGTTACACTTGGAGCATTCACTAGACTTGTAGGAAAGGCTTCTGCAACACTTTCTTGGAATGCTGTAGCCGGTGCAACAAGCTACTACGTTACAGTCGTAAACGGTACGGGTATTCCAGCAACCAACGTCGTTGTGGGAACATCTGTTTCGATCACAGATATGGATGCTGGCGAACTTACCAAGTTCTCTGTCATGACGCTTAACAATGTGGGCTATTCTGCCCCTGCATATTCACAGGACGGAATCTATTCTCCGACTGTACCAAGTGCACCGGCAACAGTAACCTTGGGCGCATTCACAGCGGCAGCAGGAAAGTCATCAGCTACTTTGTCGTGGACAGCAACGGCAGACACAACGTCGTATACTATTGCCGTAGTTTCCAGTGCAGGAGTCCCAAGTTCATATTCTGTTGTTGGAACGTCGGTGGGGATTACGAATATTGGTCCCGGTGAAACAGCAAGGTTTTCTGTGGCAGCAGTCAATGCAACAGGATCATCTCCCGTAACTCTTTCACAGGCAGGAGCAGTTGCTCCAACAGTTTCAGCATCACCTTCCACGGTAGCTGTATCTTACAATGCTACGACTTCCCAGATTACTCTTAGCTGGTTGACCCCACCGTCAGATGGTGGAACTCCTATCACAAAGTACCAGTACCAGATTGAGACTCAGGCACTCGCAGGAACCGATCCTTACTTGGTCACGACTGCCTATACAGATATTGGACTAGCCACTTCGGTTACCCTCGCTCAACCATGGGCATTCAACTTCCGCGTGAGTGTGCGAGCAGTCAATGGGATCGGCAACTCAACAGCAGGACTTGACGAAACTGGTGTCATCGGTGGATATGTCAAGGTATGGAACGGTACGGCATGGGTGAACCAGTTCTTCTACGTGTATGTTGCGGACTGGTCAAAGCCAGCGCTCGTGCGCAAGTTTGATGGTACATCTTGGGTGCCCTTGACATAGCTCTGGGCCTGTGTTATCCTTGTACTCGGCAGAACAAGCGAAAGGATACAGAACATGGGAAGCCCAACAATTACAATGCGAGGCAATATCGCAAAGGCAATCGAGTACCGCACAGTCGGTAACTCAGGAGTCGCAAGATTCCGCATGATGACCAACGACCGTCAAAAGGTCAAGGACACTGAGAATGAGTGGGAAGACAAGAACTCCTCAGGATGGAACGTAGAAATCTGGGGTAACTCAGCAATTAAGGTTCGTGATCATCTTGAGCTTGGCGATCCAATCATCGTCATTGGAACCATCTTTGAAGATAGGTGGGAAGACAAGGTTTCTGGTGAACCCAAGTTCTCACTTCTCGTCAAGGCCGAAGCAATTGGACTCGATGTGGGTAAGGTAAATAACTAAGTCATCCCCTGACTGACAATAGGCGGGCGTAGCGAAATGCTGCGTCCGCTTTGTCATGTAATGCTATAATGGCTCTATGGCTAATCCCGCAACCTACGATATCAAATACTACAAGGGCGACTCTTACGCCCTATTGATTTTCCCAAAGACTTCTTTGGGTACACCCTTCAACCTATCAGAATTCACTGGTACCTTTGACATTTCAGATCAGAGAGGCACAGACGCCTCACGATGGAAGACGGTAGGAAGCGTCACCGTTGATCCAATTGAGAACTCACTCTTGTGCGAGATTAGCCCAACAGTGGGTTCTAACTTTGATGTGACAAAGACTTACTACTATGACATTTCTGTAATTTCGGGTCCAGCAGTACACACATTCGTTACTGGAACCATTACTACGACCGATTATGTGGTGGGTAGCTAATGGCAGAGGAACTAACCCTTGTAGTCAATAGTGAGCAAGTAGACGTTCTCGCTCCACCAGCAGAAATCAGGCTAACCGTTGGTGTGGGATCACCGGGAACTCGCGGTTCTAAGATTTGGTCAGGAACCCTTGACCCAATTGCGTTCTTTGCAGCCTTGGGGGAGCAGCCTGTTGTTGGAGACATGTACATTTCTATCTCAACACAGAAAGCTCACCAGCTAGTTGCAACACCAGCAGGACCAACGTGGAACTTGCTATTCGATATTCAGGGGATGTTCGGATCAACAGGAACAATAATTCAGGAAGCTACCCCGGTAATCAATACGGGTGCTCATGCACTCTGGATTCAAACAGACTCATCGGGGAAGCCTCTCGGTGCATGGATCGTAACAGGAGATTAAATGGGACAGGTCGGACTTTTCACAGACATTAACGAGAATCATAGCGCAGCAATTCCAGACGGACCAGAAATTGCAGCACTCGTTAGGGGTGTCCCTGCACAGGTAGACAGAATTTCATTTGCCAAGGCAATCGCCAATGGAGTTGACCCAACTTGGGGTTCCGTAATCACAACTGGTGCAGGACAGACCATCAATCAGACCGGTGGCAACCTTGTAATTACAACCGGTACGACAATCAACTCCGAAACGATCATTCGTGGGTCAAAGTCCTATGGTGGTTCTGGACTAAGGCAGCGTGCGCAGGTAACCCTATCGCAGCGTGTTGCAAACCAGTCATTCTTTGTCGAGCTTGTTGACGTTATCGCAAGCGCAGCAGCGATCACAATTACTTCGGCTACAGCAGTAACCGTTACTATCCCAAGCAATCCTTTTACTGCTCAGAATGTTGGGCAGTTCATGTACCTTGGCGGATATGCTGGAACAGGTACTTTTGTTCCCGGTCGTTATGCCATTGCTTCTGTTGCTGGGAACAATGTTACCTATACTGTTGCTGGTTTTGCAGCGGGTACGGGAACAGTCCATGTATTCGGCTGGAACTATTACCACATGCTCTATGATTCCACAACGGCTACATCTGCAAAGTTTGATACACAGCGTATGGGTTGGGCATTGGGTGACGTAGTTATCTCAATTGCGACAACGGCAGCACCGGGACACATCTTTGCAATGACTTCCAATGATTTGCAGGCAGGTATTGTTGATGCAGCAACAAACGGAACCCTAACAACTACTAGGGGCCAACGTACTGCAAACGTACCAGATGATGCCAAGGTACAAGTCCAGATTCGTGCAGTCAATGGAACAGTGGCACCAACAACAACTACCATGACGGTAGGATTTGTCTCTGTTGCTGAGTTCTCCGCATTGGATACAGTCATTCAGGATATTCGTCCAACACCTTCATACTCACAGCTTCCAGCCGTTGTTACCGGTACGGTTACCGTTCAAGCAGCAAGCGTTACAGCGCCAGTTTACGTACACCCAGCTAACTTCGGCACAAACTACTTTGTTGTGACAACCGCATCGACAAATGCGGCGGTAGTCAAGGCAGCAGCAGGAAACCTTTCAGAGCTAACCATCTGTAATACAACAGCAACGGCAGCATATGTAAAGCTATTCAACAAGGCTTCTGCTCCAACCGTAGGTACAGATGTTCCCATTGCAACATTCCGTGTCGCTCCAACAGGTACTTCTGGTGACTTTGTTGTGCTCGACTTCGGTGTTGGCGGTAAGCGATTCACCACAGGAATTGCAATTTGTGTGACCGCAGCAGTAGCCCCACTTGATACAGCGGTTGCCGTTGCTGGAATCCAAATTCACGGAACGTACGTCTAAGGAGAATAATGCCAGAACCAGTAGTTCCACTAATGACTGATTATGCGAATATTCAGGCTGCCCTAAACCGATACTATTACGGAAGGGATGGAACGGTTCCTGACGCCTCTCTCGGTATCGCTAGAGAAATCTTGTCGCAGGGAGCAAGAATTGATGCGACAAATGCTACCCTAGACCTTCGCAAGCCACCGGCACTTGTTGTTGGTAATGCTGCAAGCGCACCTGACACAAACCATGCAGGAGGAATCTGGGTAGATACTTCTACGCCTTCTGCAACAGTTACTTCCATCGCAAAGTATTGGGACTCCACCGCAGGCCAGTGGGTAGCTCTTGGTGGTTTGGTAAGAACAGATCAGGAATATGTTTGGACAGCTAAGCAGCTATTCAAGTCAACCATTAACTACTTTGCAAACGACACAGATAAGAACACAGCAATTCCCGCTCCTGTTACTGGACAGTTTGCAGTCGTAGGGTCAAAACTCCAAGTTCGTACAGCTACAGGATGGTCAGTAATTTCTCTTCCTTTGGGCGGTACAACAGGTCAGGTTCTTTCCAAGGCATCAGCTACAGATGGTGATGCTCAATGGTCAGACATTCTTAACGGTGGAAGCATCAACACTTTCACCGCAGCAAACACATTCAACGGAGCTACTACATTTGGTAGTGCAGGCTCTGTGGCTATTGGTAGTAAGCCAACGCTCACAAACGGTATGACTGTTACGGGAGCAGCGGCAACATTCGCAGCAGGCTTGACAGTTAGCGCTGGAACTGTTACATTCACTCCTGCGGTAGCGATCACTGGCAATCTAGATGTTGCTGGTGCAATCGACACCAACTCTACACTTGATGTACTTGGTGCAACTACGCTAAGGTCTACCGTTGCTATTACTGGTGCTACAACGATTGCTTCAACTCTCGCTGTTTCTGGTCACGTCGATGTTCTTTCTGGTGGTGCTGACATTAGTGGTGCTACTACTATCACTGGGTCCGTTGGTATTACTGGCAACACTACTGTTACTGGCGCACTGAACGTATCCACCACTTCTACCCTTACTGGTGCTGTCACCATGGGAAGCACTGCCAGCATTGCAGGAACCCTTGCTGTCACTGGTGCAGCCACCCTTAACAACGCTATTACTGTTACAGGCGCTGCTACACTCAACGGTGCTACCGTAGTCAAGAACGATGCTGCAAGAGCGTCAGGATTCTTTATGGGTACCCGTAGAGTGTGGGTACAGTCGGCAGCCCCCACAGGCATGTCGAGTGGTGACATTTGGATTCAGGGCTGACTTGCTGACAGCTTCAAACGGTGCTATACTCGTATAACACAGGGACTCTTCGGAGTCCCATGTTTGTCAGTTAGGGGAAAATGAGCATAATTACGGAGAGCGGAACTCTCAAGAATAGCTATTCAAGCTTCATCGCAACAAGTCGCTACGCACGATGGATCGAGTCCAAGGGACGTAGGGAGACTTGGCAGGAAACTGTTACTCGCTACGTTGATTATATGCGTAGTCATTCAGCACTATCCTTCAATGATCCCATCTTCGATGAGATTTTTGAAGCAATCCTGAACCATGAAATCATGCCTTCGATGCGTGCACTCATGACAGCAGGACCAGCACTTGAACGTGACAACATCGCAGGCTACAACTGTAGCTTCATCGGTGTGGACAACCTACGTGCGTTTGACGAAACGGTATACATCTTGATGAATGGTACCGGCGTAGGATTCAGTGTAGAAGAGAAGTACACAAGCAAGCTCCCAATCATCGCAGACGAGTTCTTCGACACGAACACAACCATTGTCGTTGAGGATTCTAAGCTTGGTTGGGCGAAGTCATATAAGGAACTTCTAAGCTTGCTCGTCACTGGACAAGTCCCAAAGTGGGACACGACAAAGGTTCGTCCAGCAGGCGCAAGGCTCAAGACATTCGGTGGTCGTGCATCAGGTCCAGAGCCATTGGAGAACCTATTTGAGTTCTCCGTAGAGATGTTCAAGAAGGCAGCAGGCCGTAGGCTCAAGCCAATTGAAGCACACGACCTTATGACCAAGATCGCAGAAATCGTTGTTGTGGGTGGCGTTCGTCGTTCCGCATTGATTTCTCTTTCAGACCTAGACGATTACTCAATGGCTACAGCAAAGTCTGGTAGCTGGTGGGAAATGTTCGGGCACCGCGCACTTGCCAATAACTCAGCGGTATACAATGGCAAGCCAAATACAAGTCAATTTTTGACAGAATGGAAGAACCTATATGACTCCAAGAGTGGTGAAAGAGGCATTTTCAACCTTGCGTCAGTCCGTAAGCATGTTGATTCATTCGGCAGGCGAGACTCGACTAAGATCGCAGGAACAAACCCATGCGGAGAGATTCTACTCCGTGCAAACCAGTTCTGTAATCTAACAGAAGTTGTTATCCGTGAGAATGACGACACCAAGAGCATTCTCCGTAAGGTTCGCCTTGCAACAATCCTTGGTACATGGCAGTCAAGCTTGACAGACTTCAAGTACATTCGCAAGATTTGGAAGACCAATTCTGAGGAAGAGCGCCTTCTTGGTGTTTCCTTTACTGGCATCTTCGGCAACACGTTTATGTCTACCCCCTCAATAGAGCTTGCAGACTTCCTTGATGTTGCTAGGGAATACTCCGTTTCTGTGAATGCAGATTGGGCTGTATCCTTCGGGATCAATCCTTCAACAGCGATCACATGCGTAAAGCCTAGCGGTACTGTTAGTCAGCTAACGGGTGTTTCCAGCGGCATCCATCCATGGTACTCACCCTACTACTTGCGTACGGTTAGAGCAGACAACAAAGACCCGCTCACCAAGCTTATGAAGGACGAAGGCATTCCTTGGGAAGCTGACGTAATGAAGCCAGATGCCACCACGGTATTCTACTTCCCAACAAAGGCTCCCGAAGGTGTCAAGTACACAAACGACTTGACTGCCATCGAACACCTTGAAATCTGGAAGCTTTACCGTGAGCACTGGACAGAGCACAACCCTTCTGTGACAATCAACGTCAAGGAAGATGAGTGGACTGGTGTTGGCGCTTGGGTATTCAATAACTTCAACAGCATCGGTGGAGTAAGCTTCCTGCCAGCTTCTGAGCATTCATACAAGCAGGCTCCATATCAGGAAGTCTCCAAGGATGAATACGAAGCTTGGTTGAAGAAAATGCCTTCCGAAGTAAACTGGGGATTGCTTCCATTGTACGAATTGGAAGATGGAACAACGGGAACTCAGGAATTGGCATGTATGGCTGGTGCTTGTGACGTGGCTGACCTAGTATCAGCCTGATATACTGTCTATGTGAACAGCCTTTATTCAGACAGAGTTTTCGGAGAGCACCCAATTGGTTTGTGGTCATTTTGTGATGACGCAACTTACTTGTCTGCAATCTCTTCAGCAAACCAGAATCTAACAACATGGAATACTGTTCCTAGCACTTACCCACCTGAGCTATACATGGGATTTGTTAGGGACAGTATTCCTGCAACACCCAATCAAGTTAATACTTATTCCATCAAGGGAATGCCATTTGTCGTTCATGTAAGTGGAGAAGCTGACACTTACGCAATTGAAGTTAATAAGGCAGCGGTAGTGAATACTGCCAATCTTTCCTATGAAACAGTAGTTGACCCAGATACTCTTATAACCTCCACGGTAGGCACGTTCTCCGTGGGGTTTTTGGTTTATACCCCCAACCCTGTCAAATACTTCGAAGTGATTCCAATCAACGGTGGTGGATCAATTCCCAAGATTGGCTCATACATGGACGGTGCTAGTTCTGTTGATGTGTTCTTTGTTCCATCCAGAGTAACGGCAGAGTATGGCAAGTGGGTACAGGTGGTAGCAACATTCCCAGTGCCCGATGCTGGATACCGAAACAACTATGGAGTCAGGATTCGTGCGTACTACGAAGATGCTTATGCCGGTAATCAGCAGACCGCTCTTATCAGTGGTATCTCTATTGGGCAGGATACTGGTACTGGACTAATTGTTGACTACGGAAGCTTGGCAATGTCGCCTAGCGTAACTACTGGATTGCAGCACTTTGGTATTGACACGGTAGTTCCAGTGAGTGAATATGGTTTTGGTATGGACTTTGCCTACATCGTTGCAAAGAACAACAAGCTTCTCGCACACGCCATGGGAGTACCGCTAGTCTTCGGTGACAACCGATCTACCCATCTCATCTCTGGTGATACTTTGCCGTCACTTGTAGTGCCCGGTAAGGGTTTACTGAATGCGAAGGGCAGAGGAAAGGAACTCACCCTAGAATTCTGGGGTAGAGTAAAGAACTCCAAGCACATTACAACAAGACTGGTAGGACCACTATCGAACAACGATGGTCTCTATCTTGCAGACACGGCATTTGTGCTCGCTGTCGGTGACTCCTACAAGATGTACGACTCAATGACAACATCAAAGCCAAGCCTGTTTCATATCAGTCTGGACGGTACCTCTGCAACGCTTCTTATCGATGGTGATGAGGTTGCTCGTGTTTTGCTCAACGGTACCTTCCCGTACAACTATAACTACAACACAGACTGGATCGGCTTCTTCATGGACACAGACCTAGACGTGTTTGAGGTAGGACCAATCTCTGTCTATCCATATGTAGTATCATCTGCTGTTGCTAAGCGCAGGTACGTGTGGGGGCAGGGAGTACAGAACCTTGGTGGTGGAGACTCAGCCATATTCCAAATGGATTCAGCGACATACTCAAGGTCCGTAGGAGTTCCACTAACCACTATGTACGAAGGCAGGCCATACCTTGACTAGTTTTCTAGACAGGACAGTTACTCTCACAGAAACCTATCTCCTAGGATCGGTACCACTTTCGTCAATTGCCAATGTGGCGATTGATCGTGGAGGTAGAGATGTAAGCTCTTTGGACTTTTTCCAAGTTGTTGTAAACAATACTTCGGCACATGTTTCTACATATGTGTCATTCAGAAGGGTTACCGAAGGTGGTATCCAATACCCATTCGCTGTTGCCCCAGAGCCAATAAACCTTGACCTCATTGAAGTGAGCGGTACGGATAAGGTATACCGAGTACAGAACGGTACAGTAATCAAGACCACCTTCAAGTACCCACATCTATATATTGCAGACATTCACGTAGTTGTTATGCAAGATGCCGATCTTTCCAAGATAGTCCCATCAGTGAGACTTGTTTCCGTAAACCATAGCGACGATACTTTTCATGCTCTCGGAACAAAGGGAGTTCTTAGTGCTGAGCCATATGCCAAGGTTGGGCAATACTACTCTAGGGTGGGGTCGTCTCCTTACCGAATGGGTAATTCCGATGGGGCTATTCTTGCGTTGGCAGCAGATTCGGGTATCACAATGCTCGACGGCAGCGTATCCATCTTTGGCAGAAAGATGCCAACATTCATGGGTGTGCAGGTATGGCTCAAGTATGAGGGTGGAGATAGTCAGATCATTATTGGTGCTGGCGAGCAGTCCGCATCATTCGCAATCCAGTCATCAGGCGATAGGGCTACCTTCGCAACAGGCGACTCCACAATTGAGTCAGAGTTCCTTATGTATCAGGACGGTAGAGTTGTAAGAACACCAACGTTGTTCAAGGGGGTATGGACCTCCGTAGGTATCGCCCTAGATACACCGATTGCATCAAGCGCATTCTACCCAGAACTAATTCTTGGTACTGGCATCATGGCAAAGAACGTGATCATGTATGGTGGAGATTCCCTTGAGAAGCTATTGAACTTCCGTACGTGGGCGCAGGTAGCAGCAAGTCCAGAATTCCCCGCAGGTATTGAGTGGGCAGCTTGGGCAACAGATACTTGGCAGGGAGTCCTTACATTGTCTGGCAAGGTTCCATCAATGGACATTGGTGCTCAGTATCTTGGAACAATCGGTTCAAACAGGTACGTTGTGGGTGAAGATGAGGGTGCAGAAACGAAGTCTCTATACATTATCGATAGTGGAGTTTCAATTAGCTCCAAGGATATTGCTGATGTGTTGGAGGAAAGAGTTGTTGTAAGCACACCAACATGGTCAACACTTGGTTCATATTCGGCCTAATGTGCTACAATATGGTACATGGATGGTATTAACGGTAAGCATAAGACGACAGTAGTTCCCAAGATGTATGATTGGGGACTTTTCTTTTGGAGACTCCCAAGTGGACACCTATTTGGTGACGGCAACGGTAACCTATTAAATGTGCAGGCAGACTCAAAGTTTGACTTTGAAGCTATCGGAAAGATCAAGCGTGCAGCCGCACATTACGGACAGCCAGATGGTAAGCCTTGGTTCCAGCCCGGTCTTAAGCGTGCAACCGACGACGAGTATTCGGAACAAAAGGAAAGGTTCCTCAATGGGGAAGTCCTTTTGAATGACCTAGGTGCTGTCCACGCAGCACAGCAAGGACTCAAGAATGAACGAAGATGACGACACTCCTACTTGGGAGCAGCCAGTATTTGTCAAGAGTGGACCAGTAGATTACAAGGTCAGTCCTTATGACAATATGGACCCATTCGATAAGTCTTGGGATACACTAAAGTCCCTCAATGGACTTGACAAGAACTTCGTTCGTAGAACTACACGTAAGGCTCTTGGACAGCCAGTAACCGAAGAGTACGAACGTCAATCAGGAATGAATCCTCAGGGAACCGGGGCAGAGTCAAAGCAGATCAATCCCGGCAAGGTAAACTATGTCAATGGATATGGTGCCTTCGATGTTATCAATCCACCCTACAACCTATACGTATTGAGCGGATTCTTCGACACATCTTTCTCCAACCACTCCGCTATTATCTCCAAGGTAACAGCTTCCGTTGGCATGGGCTATACCCTTAACCTTACGCGCAAGGCGCTACAAAGTCTACAGAACAAGGACAGCGAAAAGCAGGATGCCGCCGGTAAGAAGCTTGATAAGGTAAAGGTTGACGTTACCGACTGGATTGAAGGTCTCAATGACCAAGACGGATTCACCGACACCATGAAGAAGGTAGTGACAGACTATGAGGCAACAGGAAACGGTTATCTCGAAATTGGTAGGACTACGGCAGGACGCATTGCATATGTTGGTCATATTCCTTCCACATCCATTAGAGTACGTCGTCTCAAGGATGGTTACGTTCAGATCATTGGACAAAAGGTTGTCTATTTCCGAAACTTCGGTGCCAAGAATCCTGACCCTCTTGGACTTGACCCTAAGCCCAATGAAATAATCCACTTTATGATGTACTCACCACTGAACACCTATTACGGTGTGCCAGACATTGTGTCGGCGGCAACGTCAGTGGTTGGAGACCAGCAGGCAGAGCAGTACAACCTTGAATACTTCGAAAACAAGGCGGTACCTCGCTACATCATTACCCTAAAGGGTGCAAAGCTAAGTCCAGAATCAGAAGACAAGCTGTTCAGGTTCTTGCAGACTAACCTTAAGGGACAGAACCACCGTACGCTTTACGTGCCATTGCCTCCTGACTCAGAAGGTAACAAGGTTGAATTTAAGATGGAGCCTGTAGAGAACAAGATTCAGGATGCATCATTCGACACGTACCGTAAGTCCAACCGTGAGAACATTCTGTTGGCGCATCAGGTTCCATTGTCCAAGCTTGGTGTTGGCGAGGGTAGCGGTGTTGCCGCAGCAGTGACACAGGATAGAACATTCCGTGACAATGTTGTGCGTCCATTGCAGCGTTACCTAGAGAAGATTGTTTCTAGATTCATCAGGGAAGCAAGCCAGCTTGTTGAGGTAAAGTTCAACGAGGCATCCATTGTTGACGAAACAGCACAGGCCAACATTCACGAGAAGTACCTTGTTAATGGAGTTGTCAAGCCTAATGAGGTTCGTCAGGAACTTGGTAAGCCACAGATTGATGGTCTTGATACTGAAAAGGCTGATCAGGCCAAGGAACAAATGCAAATGCAGCTTGACGCTACTGCTCAGCAGAATGATATGAAGATGCAGGCAGATGCAAAGGCCAAGCATGACGCCATAAGTAATGACAAGAAGGACCAGAACGCTTCCCAGAATGCTTCGGATTCACCAACTACTTCTACGGGCAGGAACCCAAAGGGTAGTGGCGCAAAGCAAGATGGTAAAAGTGCTTAAAGATAGTGTATAATTAGGACTAACATGATGAAATTCAATGAGACCTCAGGATCGATTGTTGACGGCAGGATTCAATTCTCCGTACCAATCTCCAAGATGGATGTTGATAAGCGTATGGTTCACGGGTTCGCAACCCTTGACAACATCGACCTCCAAGGTGACATTGTTCCGTTAGAGTCTTCAATTAGGGCTTTCGATAAGTTCCGTGGAAACATCAGAGAAATGCACGACTCGCTAAAGGCAGTCGGCAAGATGATGTCATTCCGTCCCGAACGCTATTACGATCCAAACACCGATACTGTGTACAACGGTATCTGGGTCTCCGTGTACGTTTCCAAGGGGGCAGAAGATACGTGGCAGAAGTGCCTTGACGGAACTCTTACTGGCTTCTCCATTGGTGGCGTAGTAACCGAGGTATACGACAGGATCGTAGAGAAGGGCATCTATAGGGTAATCGCTGATTACTTCCTTAATGAACTATCCCTAGTTGACAACCCTGCTAACCAGTTGGCAAGCATTATCTCCATTGAGAAGAACGCTGATGGTGGATACCTTTCCAAGACTGCCCCAGAGAACGTATTCTGGTGCAAGGCAGACAATACATTGCAGATCACTTCTTCTCCAACCACGTCATGCTTCAACTGCTCAACTCCTATGCAGAACATCGGATTCGTTGAATCCAATGACGCTGATAGAATGACTGTAGCAAAGAGTCTTTTGGCTAATGCAAAGAACGCTCCTACTATTGGAGACAACGTAGATTTCGATGAGGGCATCGGCCACATTGATTCCATTTTGACAAAGGGTCAGGTTAAGTTGGACAGTAGTGATGAACTACTAACAGCTACCGAAATTGACCCAGTTGCCGTTATTCAGGTTTTTGTTGAAAAGGATGATACAATGGTTTCGGTAAACCGTCGTATTGTCAAGAATATTTCTTCTTTGACAAAGACAAAGGAAAAGGAGGTTGAGAACATGGAAGATACTGACGTAACAATCGTGGAGGAAGTAATCGAAAAGGCCGCTGATGCAGTCGTAGTAGAGGAAGCAGTAGTTGAAGCACCAGCCGAAGAGGTTGTTGTTGAGGCTCCTGTAGAAGAGTCCACCGTTGTAGAAGAGGTTGTCGAGAAGGCAGAGGAAGCCGTCACGGAACCTGTTGAAGTAATTGTTGAAAAGCAATTCACAGACATTCAGAACATGCTCAAGGGTCTCACCGAGGCTTTGGTACCGATGGTGGAGATGCTTAAGTCTCTTGGTGCCAACACCCAATCAAACTCAGAGGCTATCGCTAAGATGGCATCCGATCTTGACGAGACAAAGGCAGGAGTCAGCGCCGTAAAGTCTGACACAGAAGTTTTCGGAGAACGTGTTGCTGCCGTGGAAGGCACAACCGCATTCCGTAAGTCCGCTGATCTTGGCGAGCAGCGTACGGAGCAGCCACAAGCTGCTACTAGCAAGTGGGGTGGGAGTTTCCTCGACACCGCCTATTACAACTGACAGATATACATAATTTTCAGGAGGTGAAAATGTCAGAGGAAGTTCTTACAAAGGCCGCAGAAGCTGGTGTATTCGCTGCCGGTGGTATTGGTGGAGTAACATCCCCAGCCGCAGGATCAGTGGGTAACGTAGCAGGAGGCTACTTCGGTAGCACCGCAGGTGCGAACGCCGTTAATCCATCTGGTATCGCTGGTGGAGGAATCCTACAGCCAGACCAGTCAAAGCAGTTCATTGACTACATTTGGGACGCAACATATCTTGCAAAGGATGGTCGTCACCTTACAATGAACGCTAACACCGCAGAAATCGAAAAGCTCAACGTAGGTGAGCGCGTGATTCGTCAGGCAAATCAGGCTGACGGCACATACGAAAACGCAGGTGCAGAGTTCACAAAGATCGAAATTACCACAAAGAAGATTCGTCTTGACTGGGAAATCGCTCGTGAGACTCTAGAAGACAACATCGAGAAGGACGCACTTGAGGATCGTATTGTTCGCAATATGACAGCCGCTCTTGCTAACGATATCGAAGACTTGGCAATCAACGGTCTTGGTACCGGTGCTGACAAGTTCCTAAAGATCATGCCGGGATTCATTGCTCAGGCAGACGCAGCAGGCTCTGGCTCTCACGAGACAGCCGTTACTGTTGCTGGTGGAGCATGGACCCCAGAGGTCATCCAGCAGATCATCAACACAATGCCACGTAAGTACCGTGCATTGAAGAGTGGTTTGAAGTTCTACGCAGGAACAAACACATTTGCAGACGTTGTGAAGAACAACGGTACACTTGCCAATGCAGTTTGGACTGACGGCAACAAGCAGACATACCTTGATGGTGTGGGTCAGGTTATCGGTGGTCTCAAGACTACTCGTGTACTTGGCGTAAGTCTTGCTGAGGTTCCTTACTTCCCAGAAGGACGTATTGAACTAACATTCCCACAGAACCGCGTGTGGGGATTCCAGCGCGACGTGCAGGTACTTCGTGAGTACCGTAACAAGAAGGACACAATCGAGTACACCGTATACGTACGTTTCGGACTCGCTTGGGAAGAGCTTGACGCACTAGCATTTGCTGATGCAGCCGCAGATATCTGATAGATAAGCTGTTGGAAGGGGGTAGGGAAACCTGCCCCCTTTCGCGTATTCTGGTACAATGTATCGAAGGAGGATTTATGACTAATGAAACTATTGAAGAGACTGCTCCACATGAAGATGGAGAAGGTGCAATCGTTATGGGACGTACTGGAATTACCACCAAGTCCCCAAAGAAGCCTAGAAAGGTTGCCCCAAAGCCAGTAGAGTCTGACAAGGCACTGCTCTATTCCGCAGGGAACATCACATTCCCCGGTGTTGGAGAAATCAAGTACGGATTCACCGTTGTCTCCAAGGAAGCGGCAGCTAAGTGGCTAACACTTAAGAAGGTCCGTGAAGCAACCGTTGAGGAAGTAAAGGAATTCTACGGAGTATGATCATTTACAGGGTGCCACCATTTCCACCATTCAGGACAATCGCTGTTCCTGTTGTGGATCACGAATACGATTGGGTGATTAGCGATGAGTTCGGTGAAGAGCTATCCACTGGAACCGCTACTTCGGACAGTGATGGCATTCTGAGCTTTCATTCCCCAAGTATAAGGTATGACGCTGACTATGTTCTAGAAGTCACGGACGCAGGAGAAACGGTACTCATTGAGCCACTATTTGTCATTCGTCCCTATGGTGCACTTCCAGTAACAGAAGAAGAGAAGAGAGTTGAGTCTATTAGTCGTGCAATCATTGATTCTACGACAAATGGATTCTATTACACACTAGCCACATTTGAAACTGAGGGGAGTGGGTCCGATTATCTTCCTATCCCAAGTAGGATCAATAAGCTCACACGAGTTTGGGAGAACGGTGAGCTTGTCTTCACAAACGGAAATGTAGAGAACACAAAGTCATTCGCAGTATCCAAGGACAGATCATCTGTCGTATTGGTTGGAGAAGACAGCTTTGATTCTGGCAAGCCAATCAAGGTTACCTACGCAGGGTCAGATTCATTCGGTGGATTCAATGGCAGCGGTGGAGCATTCCCACAGGGATCAGACTATGTTGTCGAATATGAATCAGGATATCTTGTTGTGCCCAATGAGGTCATGCAGGCAGCAGCTTTACTCGCCGCTGACGTTGGTGACGAAGATGAGTATCTAAAGCGATACATCAGCGAGTACGACACAGACCAGTACAAGGTAAAGTATTCCGCACGAGTTTTCGGGGGTACAGGAAACAAGACAGTAGATCAGCTATTGAAGAAGTTCAGGGATTACACCGTTAGGGCAGGACTCCTGTAATGTACCCAATGCTGGCAGACGTGTATTACGCAGAACAGGTTCAGAAGCCTTCGGGTGAAATGAAGAATACGTGGACCTTTGATCGTACGGTGAAGTGTGAACTCAAGACTGGTTCATTCAACACCGAGATGCGTTATGCCACCCAGACATTCGATGAGTTCTTTACGTTGCCTACAGTTCTGTATGGAAGATTCAAGGACGACATTCAGTCTGCCAGTGATGGTAGTCAGCACATGACAACAGAAATTCTTGTGACAAATGTTCGCACGAACAAGCCGGGGGACGCAGGAAAGCTTCTATTCACAGAACCAAATGATGCAGAAGACGACCAAGTACCAATCCTTTATGAGCTTCGTAGCCTCAGCCCTTTCATCAATATGTGGGGACGTGCAGAACATTACAAGACGCAGCTAATGCGTAGCGACAATCAGGAAGCTCTTGTATGACAGCAGTGACCTTCAACTTTACAGACCTAGTAACAAAGCTTGAGAGTGCTGTCCAGTACAGCATGGGTTTTGTTGCGGCTGTGGAGCAAGAGCGTCTGTCATTCAACACAAAGTTGGGCGAAGTCATCAAGACTATGCTTGAGCGCTACATTGACTCTCAAGCTAGTTTGTCACCTGAACGTCTTCACCACATGTATGAGTGGGGACAGGCAGGCGATCCTAGTGCGAGGCTGTTCGATTTCAATATGGTTGCTACGGTAACCCACATCACGCTTGACGGCAGCTTCCGTCAATCGACCTCCATCCCACCTTCCGGTGGTCCTCCCTTTGAGAACAAGGCGTCGGTCATGGAAAGTGGTGCCAGCATCACGATCACTCCCAAGGACAGCGGTGTCATTGCGTTCGACGTTGACGGTGAAACTGTGTTCACGAGTTCAGAGGTTTTCATTGAGCATCCCGGTGGTCCAGAAGTATCAGGAGCATTCAGGGAAACGGTAGAAGGATTCTTGCGAGGGTATGCCAAGTCAGAAGTTATTCTTCCAATTTTCAGGAGCATGGCAACTCCACAAGAATTCAAGCGCTACTTCCCATCAGGGGTAAAGGGTGGCGGGTACGCAACAGGACTAATTGCCGGTAGAGAGTATATGCGAATTAAGGGTGGCCTAAATGTTGAGTGAAACTATTGAACCTATTCATGTAGTTAACCGTTATCTGTGGGATGAACTAAAGAAGAGAATGTCCCCAACAGAAATCACGAAGTACAACTATGGAAACATCATGCCAATCTTCCCCGTCAATGACTCAACCTCAGGTGATGCCAAGTGGATTAACCGTCCATACTTCGTTTACACCCAAGCGTTCAGGGTAACCCATGGATTGCACGTACTTAAGAAGGCTACCTTCGTTTATAGCCTCAAGTCAAACGTCAATGACTTCATGGGCTGGGCGTCTGCTCTTCAAGACATTCTTGACCGTCAGGACGATGCGGCAGCAGATATCAACGAATACAATTGGAGCCTAGGGAATGGCTCATTGTACTGTCCAGTAATCTTCCATTCATTCC